GCCTTATTAACCACTTATTTTACCGTGTTATTCAATATGTGATATTATGCAAAGATTAATTCCATATATACAAGATTTTACCGGCTGGGTACAGGCTGTTTCTATTGCGGTAATTGCTTCAATGTTAGATTTTTTCGCACCTATCGAGCATTTTCTTATAGTAATACCTGTAATGGCTACCATAGATATGTTCTGGGGGCTGGCAGCCGATGATTTGCGTTTTAGGAAAAGTAAATTTTTTAGGACGATAATCTATCTTCTGATTTACCTTTTGATCCTGCTTATTGCTTTTTGGATTGGTATAATGATGGAGCAGGATAAAGACAGTACAAAAGCCTTTGTCAGTTGGATAACGTGGGTAGTAGTGTATTGTTATGGTCTGAATATACTGAAAAACATGCACACGGTATATCCAGACAATAAAGTTATAGCCTTTTTGTATTGGGTTGGATCGGTTAAGTTTCTAAGTAAAGTAAATTATCTTGAAGAATATATGAAATCAGTAAAGAAAAAGGAGGATAGGAAATGAATATAACAGAGAATTTTACATTGGAAGAATTTATGCATAGCGATACTGCTATTGCAAAAGGGATAAAGAATGATCCGGGATCGCGTGAGAAACTGGCTATCACCAATCTGTGTGCAAAATTGCTACAACCATTACGGGATGCTATCGGCAAGCCTATCTCCATTAATTCAGGCTACAGATGCCCAGAGTTGAATGCGGCAGTGGGGGGTGTCCCTACA